ATACATCTTGTGTTCATGATGTTTTTTGAGTATGTTCTTTTTTGTCTTTCATCATGAGGACATGAGGTCATGCAAATTGTTTACTACGATTACTTTCCTGGGTTTGGTTTTTACTTGACTGCTCCTGTTTACTGTACAGCCCGTGTTGATGGTCTTTGGTTAAAATGTGACTCCTTTGATGAGCTGATCAATTACTGCCTTCGTTTTATTGGGCCAGAGTTCGTTCTTGTTTCTCTTTCAGTTCCTTCCGGATCGTGGGTTGTCTATCTGGATATGGTTGAGGCTTCCGATATGGTTTCGGGAGAGGAGTATGACTGAATCAACCATCCTCACAGCGTATAACGCCATCGACGCGGCATCCGTTGCCCTTAGTCGTCCCTGCCTGACGCTGNCCGAACGCGAGCATTTTCGGACTGAGCGCGATGTTGCCACCCGCAACCTTTCCACGCTTTCCCGCCAGTATCGTGATGAGGTCGGGACCTTATCTGCACAGCTCGCATTGCCGCGTAACACGCAGGTTGACCGTGTGATTTACGGAATTAACTGCACGGATTTATCTCTCGCTGACAGGGGTAAGGCTGCCGGACTGGTTTCACAGTTTGGCTCGTTTTCGTTCACCGTGGCACACGCTTTCTGCCGTCTTGTTTATCAGCTCGGTGTGAAAAATGCGCTGATGGCGCTTGAGTCCGCGCACCGTTTTGCTTTCTTCAATCAGGACGGAGACCCTTATGAATTCTCGCTTTTCTGCACTGATGAACAGCTTGCTGAGGTGGCTGATTCGGTTGTTCGTGACTGCCTTGTTTCCCGGGCCATTTATAGTGATGTACCAGAGCATCACCTTCTCAATGTGATGGCCTATTTTCGGGCCATCTCCGGCTTTGATTTCGCACCCGTTTATGCCACTTATCATGAGCGTTACGGCGATGAGGGATTGCTTAAGCGTCTGACTGATTTGGCTTTTGTCACCCGTTTCCTGCGGGTTGTCCGTGACCAGCGGGTTAATGAGGTCTGTCGCATGCTCGGCATACTGAACCGCAACGCGCCTTATATTTCTGACTGGCATCGTGACCTGTTTGCTGTCCGCAGTAAACGCGTGAAAAAGTATCTCCGGTCCTCCGGTGTCTTTGATGCGTTTAATGAGCTGGTCTGTACGCTGGAAGATGCGCATAACGCCTCTGTTTCGAATCCGAAAAACCGGATTGCTGAACTCTGCGTTCGTGGAAAGGCCGTCTGTGAACTGTCCGAAGATATGGGGCTGTCCGGCTACTTCATCGTGCTCACCACGCCGTCACGTTTTCACCCGACGACCAGTTTTAAGGTTGCCGGAAAATGGCATTCTCGTCCGAATAAAAAATGGTGGGAAGCAGGTTGCCCGACCGTTAAGGATTCGCACGCCTGGCTGAATACCGTCTGGCGTCGGGTCTGCCGCAGACTGGATAAAGCCGGTATTCAGATACCCGGTCTGCGCACGGTCGAGCCTCATGCTGACGGTACAACGCACTGGAATTTCCTGATTTACTGCAATCCCCATGAGAGCGCAACGGTGCTGGCCATTTTCCGTGAAGAGGCCATGCGCGATGAGCCGGATGAAAAGGGGGCGAAAGAGCACCGTATTCGTATTGAGGCTATTGACCCTGAAAAGGGTGATGGTTTCCGTTACATCGTGAAGTACATCACCAAAATGGCGGGTGATGTCAGTGCGGATGGTATTACCGCCCTGAATGACCGTTATTCTGCCCGTTCATTCTGTGATGCCGTCAGCCGTGCCGCCTGCTGGCAGAAAGCAACGCGCCTTCGCCTGTTCCAGTTCTTTGGCGTTCCGTCCGTCACGGCTTACCGCCAGATGCGTACTTTTCGTTCACCGCTTGAAGCACATCATATCAATATGCAGCAGTTCACGCCGCAGCAGGTCGCCGAACTGGAGGCCATCCGCATGGCCTGTGATGCAGGCGATTTCCGGACCTATATCCTGCTGAACGGCGGTTTCTTCTGTTCTGAACGTCTGCTTCGTCCTTTTTACGTTCAGCCGCAGGAAGGTGGTAAACCCCGTTTTAACCGTTACGGTGAACCCTGCGCACCGGTGATTTCCGGTTTCATGTTTGGCCCTGTTCCGGTCATAACCCGTTTTATGGGCTGTGTTGTCCGCCGTATGACCCCCGCAGAAAAAATCCGCGCAGATGTAGTCAGAAGCGGCAGCAGCTATGAATCTGTGTTTATTTCGTCGGCTTCACGACACCGCACGACGCGCTCCCGCGCGGCGGGTGGGGGCGGCGAAGCCGACCCTTGGACTTGTGACAATAACTGTCCCTGACTGAATTTTTAACATTGAGGAGTCTGATTTATGAATCAAATTTACGACAGTTTTCCGTTTCCTTCCCCTGAGGGTTTTACCGCAGGTATGACAATGGCGGGATATTTTATTCACGCCACTGTCATAAATGATGAGGAGTTAAAACCCACGGGTTCTCATTATAACCCTGAGGCCAAACCCAAATATGCCATTGTTATTGCCTATCCGTATGAGGACCGAAAATTAAAAGTCCGCCGTGAGGAGCATGAGCGCTTTTCCTGTACTGAGGAGGATTTTAAATTTTTTAATTCATGTCCTGATTTGCAGGGCAAATCTGTTTATCTCACGGTGGATGTTAACTCATGGTCGACAGGCTCAGAACGTCATGGTGTCTGGTATCGTTTTATTTCCGGCTCCATGAAACGTTTTGACGGTCAGCCGCTGGGTGCACTGCCCGCAGGTAAAGAAAAAGGCTGATGATATGTCTGACGCTGATTTTCTGAACTTTGTTTTATTTGCTGCGCCTGCAATGATTTTATTTTCTTCAGGTTTTGGCATCGGAATAAAACTGATTCGCGCCTGTGACTCACAAAGCATTACTGTTCAGCGTTATTATGACTGAATTTGATTTCAGCGGTGTTTTATCCGCACTGAATTCTGGCGTACAGGACGGGGAGCTTTACTGGTCCGTTCTTTATGTCTGGATTGTCTGCTGGCTTCTTGGCTTTGGTCTTGGTGTTATTTTCACTCTGGTCTGCCGGATGTTCAGTGATGCTGTTAATTAATTTTAATTGTCAAAGAGGAATTGTATGAAACTGAAAACCCTTGTTTTATCTGGTCTGGCAACGACTGCTTCTGTCGCTGCGCTTCCGGCTTCTGCTGCGGTTAGTGTTCCGTCTTTTATTACTGCTGATACTGTTAAAGAAATTGGTGACGCGCTCACCAGTGTGATTGGCATTGCAGGTACGGCGGCATTTGCCGTTCTTGGTGTTTCACTCGCTGCCCGTCTGGGTATCGGTATCATTAAAGGCTTCCTTTCCCGCGCAACCTGATAGTTATTTAACGACAGCGCCCTCCGGGGCGCTTTTTTAATCATACCAGGAGTGTTTTGTTTGATTCACTTTATTATTCCGCTTCTGTTTTTGTTCTTTTCCTCGTTTTCTTTCGCTGAAGAGAAAGAAAATCCGGATGCACTTGTTCAGTGTGCAGGCCATTCATCCTGCAGGACAGATTATTCGGACGCGGGGACGTCGATTAAATTAGCCAGGGCGGCCGGTCATCTTTTCTGTGGTTCGGGCAGTTATGACGCATGTTCCGGAATAATTCATTATTGTGGTGTGCCACTTTCAACGCCTGTTAATGCACCTTCGACTGTCGGGTCTTTTGTCCGTGCCCGGTGGTCAGCATATAAAGTCTGGGATTCAGACAAGCAAAAGTGGACAGCCTGCACCCTTGCTTTTCAGGGTGGTGAGGGGGATTTGACACCTGAATATAATAAGCCGCCAACTGACGAGATTTGTCTTTCTCGTCCGGTTCTTGATGGTATGACTTTTTCTGATGTTTATAAAGGTGATGACGGGACCCGTTATGTTAATGTGCAGGGGTGTATTTATGAGGCAACCGGTAATCCTCTTATTTGTAATCCCGATGATGATACAGTTTGTACTGCCGACTGGAAACCAGTTGCTGTAGATCCTGCATTCTCCGATGGTAAGGAGGATGGCGGTAGCTCAGGTGGTGGCAGTTCCGGTGGTGGTAACCCAGGCGGCGGCAGTTCCGGTGGTGGTTCAGGTTCTGGCTCCGGTGGTTCATCCGGTAGCGGTGGCTCCGGCTCGGGTTCCGGCGGCTCATCCGGCAGTGGTGGTTCAGGTTCTGGCTCCGGTGGTTCATCCGGTAGCGGTGGCTCCGGCTCGGGCTCCGGCGGTTCATCCGGTAGCGGTAGTTCAGGTTCAGGATCCGGTGGCTCATCCGGCGATGACAATGGCTGGCTTGATGGTATTTTGGGCTGGTTAAAAACAATATGGGTGTCAGTGAATGATTTAAATAATGCTTTTTCTGTTTCTCAGGCTGATATGAATAATGCATTAAATTCACTGGACAATGGTATTAAAGATATTAGTCAGAATATAGCTTCTTCTTTGCCTGATGGGGATTTCCCTTTAGGGGAGCTTTCGCATTACTTGCCAGGACAGGGAAGTG